GTACAGATACGACATGGCTTTCCGACAATGCACCAGATGCACTTTTATACGGAACGCTAGTAGAAGCCGCTAACTTTTTGAAAAATCCTCAAGAGATGGCAATATACGAACAGAGATTTATACAAGCAGTTAATGGTCTTAAAAATCTGGGTCAAGGCTATGGCTCTCGTGACGAATATCGTTACGATATTAATAGAGGATAAATATGGAAGCTCCGAAGCTGGAGGTCGGTAACTTTTTAGTAACTGCTACAGAACAAAAAGGACATTCCCCTGACTTTTGGGCAAAATCAGCGTCTGATAGAATTATCAGCGTAGGTAATAAATCACATCCTTTAATAGCACAACAAGCGGAAGCATTTAAAGAAAGTGTAGAGCAGATAGTTCTTTTCTATCTGAAAGAGGCTATCAAAAGTGATAGAACAACTTTAATCGCAGAATTAGAAAAACAGGGTCAACAAGAGATGGCCAATATACTGAGGAGATTATAATGGCTATTACGACAGCTATGTGTACGACTTTTAAAAAAGAACTTTTAGAAGCTGTACATAATTTCAAAAACTCCGGTGGCAGCACCTTCAATCTTGCTTTGTATACAAGTTCTGCTTCTTTAGGGGCAAGTACCACTGCATATACAACGTCTAATGAAGTATCTGGTACAGGGTATACAGCTAAAGGAGCATCGCTAACTCGCGTTGATCCAAGTAACGATGGGACTACAGCGATTACAGATTTTTCTGATTTGACGTTTTCTTCTAGTAGCCTGACTGCGAGAGGGGCATTGATTTTTAATGACAGTGCTTCTGGTGATCCAGCAGTCTGTGCTTTAGATTTCGGCGCAGATAAAACGTCTACGTCAGGAGATTTTACGATACAGTTTCCTACTGCCGACGCTAGTAATGCGATTATTCGTATCGCCTAAATGTCTAACCTTACCGGCTGGGGCAGAGGTGCGTGGGGCGATGGCGGCTGGGGTCAACCTAGTCCTGTCCCAGTTACAGGTGTTTCTGGTACGGGTGCGGTTGGGACGGTCACAGTCGCAGCCAGTGCAGTTGCCGCTGTCACAGGCGTTTCTAGCACAGGGTCAATCGGGTCGGTTACGGTCGTCCAAGGGACAGGTGTTACCGCGACTCCTACAGGGGTGGCAGGCACTGGATCTATCGGAACGGTTACTGTTACCGGCGATGCGAGTGCTTCTGTTACTGGGATTGCTGGGACTGGAGCGGTTGGTTCAGTTACGGTCGTTGCAGCAGCGACTACTTCTGTCACTGGAGTACAAGGTAGCGGAAGTGTCGGAGACGTTTCAGTTACAGGAGCGGCTGTCGTTATACCGACAGGTGTTAGCGCAACTGGGGCTATCACTCCTGTCAACGTGTGGGGACTGGTGGACGATAGTCAAACGCCTAGTTGGGCAGCTGTATCGGATAGTCAAAGTATTACTTGGTCGACTGTGTCAGACAGTCAGACCCCAGATTGGGAAGAGGTAGCTTAAATGGCAACATATGTTAATGATCTACGTTTAAAAGAGATCGCTACAGGTGATGAATCAGGAACGTGGGGAACGAGTACGAACACCAACTTAGAGTTGATTGGAGAGGCTTTTTCGTTTGGGACGGAAGCTATTTCTACTAATGCTGATACTCATACTACCACCATCGCTGATGGCGCTACTGATCCTGGCCGCAGTATCTTCCTCAAATATACTGGTGCTCTTGATAGCGACTGCACCGTCACTATAGGGCCGAACACCGTTTCGAAACTGTGGTTTATAGAAAATGCAACGACAGATTCAGGTTCATCTGGCCCGTATAATATCATTATAAAGCAAGGTTCTGGCGCTACGGTGACAATCCGTAATGGTGACGTAAAAGCTATTTATTCGGACGGTGCAGGTTCTGGCGGTAAAATGGTTGATGCGTTTACTGATCTGCATGTCAACGGCTTGACTAGTGAGGTGACTGGCAATGATGCGGCGTTTACTGTCCGTTCTACTGATGCGGATGCAAGCGCCGGGCCTTTAATTGTTTTTGATCGTGAATCTAGTTCGCCAGCAGCCAGTGACCTACTTGGTAGCGTAGTTTTTAAAGCAGAAAATGATGCCAGTGAAAGTATTACTTACGCAAGAATTCGAGCAGAAATAATAGACGCTAGTGATGGTTCGGAGGACGGTCTTTTTCAAATAGCAGCAGCTAAGAATGGAGTAGTTACTACTCGTATCGAAATGAACGCTACCGAAACTGTGGTTAACGAGGGAAGTAAAGACATCGACTTTCGCGTTGAAAGTGACGCGGTTACAGCTGCTCTAAAAGTTGATGCTGGAGATAATCAAGTAATAATAGGCTCAGGGGCAGATTTACTTACCGCATCGGCAGGTAGTGACAACATTCGTATTGGTGAAAACGCTGGAGATAGCATCGCTAGTGGCGGCACGTCTAACATCACCATCGGCAAAAACGCGGGAACGGCTATAAGCACGGGGGATTTCAATATAGCCATCGGGCAGGATGCTCTAAAAACTGAAGATGCACACGGCGGCAATATAGCGATTGGTTACGAGGCATTGGAAACCCAAGACGCTGGGGCAAATGCGTTCTCGGTAGCGATAGGTCATCAAGCAGGAAAAGCTACAACAACAGCCGCAAATAATGTAGCTATCGGCGGTCTAGCTCTCACGAGTGTTACGACTGGCGGCAATAATGTATTTATAGGTTATTTAGCAGGAGATGCTATAACAGAGGGTAATACTAGTGTAGGGGTAGGAACTCATGCATTAGGTGGAAATACTGTTGGTGATAGAAGTGTCGCGGTTGGTTATCAAGCGTTAAAAGCATCGAATCCAGATTCTGATACCGATATGTACAATATTGCTATTGGTTATAACGCTGGATTAAGTTCAACAACAGCAATTAACAACATTTTTATAGGTGGCCTCGCAGGTGATGCAAATACAACAGGTGGTAATAATGTTGCTATGGGTCGTAGTGCTCTTAGTGCAGATACCACTGGTGCTCAGTCTACTGCGATAGGGCGAGGTACATTACAAGCTCAAAACTTTACTGGCGGCGAAGCGTCTGGCAATACAGCAGTTGGGTATAACGCAGGTAACGATATTCAGACGGGACAGAACAACACGCTGATCGGTAGCCTTGCTGGTGATGAGATAACCACCGCTTCTTTCAATGTAGCAATCGGCACAGAGGCTCTGAGCACAAACACGCTCGGTGGAAGGAATGTAGCGATTGGTAGACAAGCATTGAAGGTTGCGAATGTTACGAGTGCTACAGATACGCTTAATGTGGCAGTTGGAGATCAAGCAGGTGTTTCACTCACCACGGGAGTACAGAACACCCTGATCGGCGCTCTTGCGGGTGATTTTCTTTCAGACGCTGACGAAAATGTTGCGGTGGGTTACGGCGCTTTGAGTTCAGACGCATTAGGTAGTGGCTCCGTTGCGATAGGCTATTTAGCCCTACAGTTTCAAAATTTCAGTTCGGCCACTGACTCTTTCAACACGGCGGTCGGATTGGAGGCTGGTAGACAGATCACCACGGGAATTCAGAATACCATCGTCGGTGGTCGAGCAGGTGACGCCTTAACCTCTGGGAACTCAAATGTGGCGATAGGAGTCAACGCGCTCACGACTGATACAAAAGGAGACAGAAACGTAGCGGTTGGTCACACTGCTTTAGCTACCCAAAATTTTACGACCACCACCGACGCTTACAACGTAGCAGTTGGGTATGATGCTGGTGGCGATCTAACGACCGGAAAGCAAAATACGCTCATCGGGGGAGAAGCGGGGGATACTCTTACCACCGGCAATAACAATATCGCCATTGGGTATCTTGCGTTACAGGCAGAAACGACGGGTCAAAGAAGCGTAGCTGTCGGTACTGGTGCCTTAGATGCTCAAAATAATGCAAGCGGCGATAATGTATACAATGTAGGAGTCGGGTATAGCGCAGGCGGTGCCATAACGTCTGGAACGAATAATACCTGTGTGGGCGGCCTTTGTGCCGACGCCATGACGACGGGATCAAACAACTCTTTTTATGGCAGTGGTGCGGCGGGTACGGGCACTATAACTGGTGATAATAATACCGCCATGGGTGTAAATGCGGGAGGTAATCTCACTAGCGGCGATAACAATTTGCTTTTAGGACACGATGCAGGAGTTACTGGAAGCCCTGGCGGGAACATTAACAATGAAAACAATGAAATTGTGTTGGGTGATGAAAACATTACTGCGGCGCATATCCAAGTTTCTTTTGTAGCTGCATCTGACGAGCGTGATAAGACTGACTTTGCAGACTTAGACCTTGGTTTGGACTTCGTCAAAGGTTTAGAACCTGTTACTTATTATTGGGATAAGCGTTCTAAGTATGGCGATAAGTACGCTGATGGTTACGATTTAGCCGCACAAACGCCAGACGGTACGCATAAAGAAGATCAGATGGAAGTGGGTTTTAAGGCGCAAGCTGTTCGTGATCTTGAGGAGGCTGCTGGATATAAAGTATCCGACAAGAAAAACCTCACGCTAACGCTATCCGGTGACGGAAAACAGTACGGTCTGAAGTATGAAAGGTTTGTCCCAATCCTTGTAAAAGCAATCCAAGACCAAGACGCAATTATTACATCACTGACTGCTCGTGTAGCCGCGCTAGAATCGTAAGGAGGACGAAATGTCAGAAGAAATAGAAGTCAGTACTGACGAAGAAGAAGAAATAGAAGTTCGCACTGACGAAGAAAAAGCGAAAATGTACAAAGCTATGCTAGATGGCGCTAACGTCATCACCAGCGTGCTGGACGCAAACAACGAGTTTTACAACGATAAGACGAATGCTGAGAAGCAAGAGCGTGTGCTGCGTAGTGCTGGATACTTAGAATACGGCAAGGCACTAGGTGATTGGGGGTCAGAAGACTTTTCTGCCATCGACTCTGCGGTTGCTGCAGCCAAGGCTTATACACCATAAGGAAAACACATCATGCAAATCAACCTAGAAGAAAACGAGATCAACGCAATCCTAGCGATTCTTGGCGAAATGCCTAGCAAGAGTGGGACATGGCCTTTGATGATGAAGATCAAAGTGCAAGCTGATGCTCAGTTGGTTGAACCTGAAGAAAAGCCAGAAGAGGGCGAGGAAGAAGCTGCTGTTGAAGCCATAAATGGCTGAGATCTGATATGGAAATAGGGTCAGTCAGCAATACTGCTCAGATTAGTTGGAAGCAGGTTGCAGTTCAAAAACAAGAGCGCCTGCGTACAGGTGCTGAAGGTGAGACTATTAGGGAGATGGTCGAAACCGTTATGCCCGTACTTTATACGAAGGAGGGCACTAAGGTCGAGGCGCAACCGTTAGCATCGACACAACGTGTAAATATAAGCGTATAAACCATGATTATTGAATCTGTTGCAGCCGCTGGCATGCTTCTCCAGCAGATCAATTCCGTGATTCAGCAGGTGAATGAGGGCAAGGCCAATGTGCAACAAGCGATGGCTTTGGTCTCCGATTTTGGAGAAGCCTTAAATAATTTTGAAGTAGAACGTAAAAGTTCTACGTTCAAAGCATTATCTAAAAATGATATCCTCAAGCTACAGATGCTTCGTAGGAATCAAGAAAGATATCAAAAAGATTTGAGAGATTTGCTCCTCGTCGCAGATCCCAAGTTGTTAGAAGATTATGACGCTGCTATCCGACAGCAGGAGCAAGATAGGAGGGCGCACGTAAAACTGATGGCGAAAAGAAGACGCGATAGAGAGAGATTAATTCAACAACTTCTTGTCGGTGGCACAACTCTGATTATTGGTGGTGGATTAGCAATTTTAGTATTTGTATTAGTGATTAAAGCCTTCGGATAAATATGGCGGCAAAGAAATTAGAAGACGGTAGTGATTACGCCGAATACGATGCGGATGGAGATGGTGTAGTTACTGATGAAGAGCTAGAAACTAGCAAAGAACTGCAAGAACTAAAAATTAGTAATGAAAGAGCACAGGCTCAGCGAAGTATGAGTTGGTTTGCTTTGTGGGGAATGCTCTTGTATCCGTCGTTAGTAGTCGTAAGCAGCTGGGCTGGTTTAGTACAGGCGGCAAGTATTCTAGGAGATATGGCTTCAGTCTACTTTGTGTCAGTCGCAGGTATATTGGCGGCATTCTTCGGAGCGCAAGCATGGTCAAACAGAGGGAACGGTAGATGAGTTTAGTCGGGCAACTAATCGGGCCAGTAACAGGATTACTAGATAAATTTATCGAAGATAAAGATCAGAAAAACGCCTTAGCTCACGAAATCGCTACGATGTCGGAGCGTCATGCTCAAGAGGCGCTCAAAGGCCAGTTAGAAATTAATAAAATGGAAGCGGCACATAAATCTTTATTTGTCGCTGGGTGGCGACCAGCCATCGGCTGGATTTGTGCGATAGGTTTACTATACAACACAATTATTGCAAATGTTCTAGGTATCTGGATGACAGTCCCAGAAGTAGATACAACTTTACTCGTCCCAGTTATGATGGGAATGCTTGGTTTGGGTGCTATGCGCTCATACGAAAAAGTAAATCAAGTAGCTAGAGAAAAGTAATGAGTAAGTTAGTCGAGATGATTAAACGTCATGAAGGCGTAAAATCTAAAGTCTATTTATGCTCAGCAGGTTACGAAACGATTGGTGTTGGTAGGAATATTTCTGAGTCAGGGTTAGGGCTATCCGATGACGAAATAGATTATCTTTTACAAAACGATATACAACGAGTGAAAGAAGAACTGAAAGATACTTACTTTTGGTTCGGTGCCCTAAGCGAAGCTAGACAAGACGCGATGATTGATATTTGTTTCAATCTTGGGTTGACACGGTTACGAGGTTTCGTCAAAGCATTAGAGGCTATGTCTAGGGAACAGTTTGATGTAGCTGCAGACGAATTTATGGATAGTAAATGGGCAAAACAAGTAGGCACAAGAGCGATTCGTGTTACTGAAATGATTCGCAGTGGTGAGTATATCTAATGCCCTTACAGAAATTTATTTTTAATCCTGGCATCAATAAAGAAGGCACTGATTATACTGCCGAAGGCGGGTGGTTTGACGGTAATTTAGTTCGGTTTCGTAAAGGCTTGCCAGAAAAAATAGGTGGCTGGGTAAAATATCTAACTTCATCTATAAAAGGGAAAGGTAGAAAACTACACGCATACGTTACTTTAAATGGCACTCGTATTTTTTCAGTAGGTACGACTTTTAAACTTTATTGGCAAGAAGGAGATAATTATAACGACATTACTCCTATCCGATCCACAACAAGTGCTGGAGACGTTACTTTTTCTGCAACGAATGGCTCTTCAACCCTTACTGTTAACGATACTGCTCACGGTGCAGACTTAAATGATTTCGTTACATTTTCAGGCGCAGCTTCATTAGGTGGTAATGTTACTGCAGCCGTTTTAAATCAAGAATATCAAGTTACTGCCGTTACTTCTGCTAACGCATTTACGATTACCGCTAAAGATACAGATGGTAATACCGTTACAGCTAATTCTTCTGATACAGGTAACGGAGGTAGCTCTACTATTGGTGAATACCAAATTAGCGTTGGCTTAGATGTATTTATTGATGGCACAGGTTGGGGTGCTGGCGCGTGGGGATCAGGTACTTGGGGTTCTACTAGCTCATTAGCTGCTAATAATCAGTTGAGATTATGGTCAATAGATAATTTCGGCGAGGATTTAATCGCTAATGTACGGGCTGGAGGTGTTTTTTATTGGGATTTTTCTACGGCAAGCCAAAGAGCTAAAGCGTTAAAAGATATTCAAAACGCTAATTTTGTACCGACTGTTGGGTTACAAGTTTTAGTTTCTGATATAGATCGTCATGTTATCGTTTTAGGTGCAGACCCGATCGAAGGCGGTAGTCGTTCTGAAGAAATAGATCCGTTATTAGTCGCTTTTTCTGATCAAGAAAACCCTTTCGATTTTGAACCAAGAGCTACTAATACAGCAGGTTCTTTACGCTGTTCTGCTGGGTCTGAAATTATTGGCGGTCTTCGAGCGAGACAAGAAACGCTGATATGGACTGATGCAGCGTTATATAGCTTACAGTTTGTCGGCCCCCCTAATACTTTTGGACTTCAGTTAATAAATGAAGGCGTTAGTTTGATTGGCCCTAACGCTGCAATTAACTCGCCGACAGGTATCTACTGGATGGATAAAAAAGGTTTTTATACCTATAACGGTTCAGTAGTTCCCTTGCCGTGTACCGTACACAGTTTTGTATTCGATAATTTTAACGAAAAACAAGCATTCCAAGTATTTGGTTTTTTAAATAAACAGTTCGATGAAGTTGGCTGGTTTTATTGCACCGCAGATAGCGTAACGATAGATAGGTATGTCGTTTTTAATTACGTCGAAGGAACGTGGGCGATAGGTGCTCTTTCTCGTACTGCATGGTTAGACGAAGGTATTGTTGCTTTTCCGAGAGCCGCTGGGTTTGCAGACGATAGAAATTATATTTATTCTCACGAAACAGGGCACGACGATGACGGTTCGCCGATGGATAACGTATTTATCGAAAGTGCTGATTTCGATATCGGCGATGGCGAAGAGTTTCAATTTATTCGGCGTTTTATCCCTGATGTAAAATTTACGGGGGATAGCGGTGATACACAAACTTTGAATGTCGTTTTAAAAGCTAGAGATTTCCCTGGACAAAGTCTAACTACCGATCAAACAACAGCATTTACAGCATCTACAACGAAAGTAGATACGAGAGCTAGAGCTAGACAAGCTGCGGTACGTTTTGAATCAGATGATGACGCCGACGTAGGAACGAGGTTAGGGTTAGGGTTTACGATAGGAGCAACACGTTTAGATTTACAGCCTAACGGTAGACGCTAATGGCTAGACTACTACAAAGTAGATTACCGTATTACAACCCATATTATTCGCGGGTCGTCGATGCTATCTCATTTAATCGTTTCGTTAGGGTACTTGAGCTAAACTTAGACGCTTTCGATCCTAGCGCGACCCCACAGTTTACTAGCGCCGATCGTGACCAAAGACAGTTCGCTGCTGGCGATATTATTTGGAATACTACAGAGGGTGTTCTTCAAGTATATTTAGGCAATGTTTGGCAGAATATTTCTACGCCAAGCACGTCAGGACTGAGTGCAACAGGGAGCGTAGGCACAGTCCAAGTTGTTACGAATGGTAATATCGTAGTGGCGTTATAGTTATGAAAAAGACGAAGAAAAAACCTAAAGTCCCTGCGAAATACCTAGCTGGTTTAACTCCGAAAGAAAAGGAAAAACGGAAAAAAGAAATAGCTAGGAATAAAAAGAAGGCAATGGATGACCCTTCGGCTTACAAATTTTCGACTGATAAGAAAAAAGGTAAGCGTAGGAAAACTATTGAATCTAAATATACTCGCAGGTTTAAAGAGAGGTTTGGCAAAAAGTCATGAGTCTTTCAGAAAAAACTAAAAAAGCCCTATCTAATAAAGCAGAAGCAGCCCGTAAAAAAGGCAAAAAAGTAACCGCTGGTCAACTTGCTCGTGTATATAAACGAGGATTAGCTGCGTATAAAACAGGGCATCGTCCTGGAACTTCACAACACCAATGGGCTATGGCTCGTGTAAATTCTGTATTGACAGGCGGTAAAGCTGCTACTGTCGATAAAGATATTATGAAAGGCGGTAAAGCTAAAAAACCAGCCGCTAAGAAAAAGCCAGCTAAGAAGAAAAAATCATGACACGACTTTTCGATGACGAACAAAGTTCTTCATTGATTACTTCGATGATGAATCCTGAATCTAACGCTTCTAAATTTATAGAACAAGGCGAAGATATCGGGCTACCTCGCGATGTTACGATGGATATCCTTAATAAATACGCTACATATGGCGCGAATACGGGTATTGGTAATTTAGGAGGTGAGCGATTAGTCGGTTATCTTAACGAAGAGTACAGAAAACAAGTCGACGCACCTTTACAAGAAATGCCAAAAGAGGCGTTTATTGGTGGGATTATTCAGGCTTTGCAAAATTTAGGTACAACTGCGGTAGACAGTGTTAAAGATGTTTTTGGAGCAGTTCCCGAGGCCAAAGAACTTACTGGAGAGGCTGCAGATAAAGGACTTGCAGAGATTGATAAAGTATCAGTCACAGATGCAGGCGAACCGATATTAGAAAATTATAACGCTAAGTTAGTAGATGCAAGTGGCAATCCTTTATTGCCAGAGGGTTCCTCTCGTATGGAGCGGTTTCAAAAATTTTTAGAGGATAATCCTAAAGTTGCAGAGGGTTTATTAGATTTAGGTAAAGTAGCGGGTAGAGAAATAGGCTCGGCGCTAACTCGCGGAGATACAAAAAGAAAACCATCTTTTCGCGCACCACGTCCTAGGTTTCAGCCAGGAAGAGTTAGAACACAACGTATAGGTATGGCGGAAGGCGGTAAACCCGATGAAGGTTCTGTACTTGGTCGTAGGTTATTTATACAAGGCGGCGAAGTTGATGGCCCTGGAGGGCCAAAAGAAGATTTAGTACCGATATGGGCAAGCGATAGCGAATACGTCGTATCGGAAAAAGGTGTTAGAAATATGGGCGGCGGCGATTTTGAAAAAGGGATCGCGGCTCTTGATAAAATAAATTTTGGTAAGCGAAATGTCTGAAGAACAACAAGCATATAGTTATCAAGCCCCAGATCAATATCTTTATAATTTACTTACCGGCGGCGGCGGAGCGTTTGGGCTACTTCCTGGAGTTCAACAATACTACGCAGATCAGATTGCTAATTTAGGTGCACCAGATTCTAGTCCGTTTACTTATACTGGCGAGCGTATTGCAGATTTTTCTCCTAGAGAACAATATGCGATGCAACTCGCAGACGCAGGTATCGGCGCTTATGCACCATATTTAGCTCGCGCTACAGGATTAACAGAAGAAGCGTTAGCTACACAAGCTGGAGGTATTTCCGAAGCTAAAGCTGCTCAATTAAGAGCGCAACAACAAGGCGAAGATTATACTCGTACAGGTATCGCTGCTACACAAGCTGCACAACGTGGGTTAGATCCGTTTTTACAAAGAGCGGAAAGGGATATTAGGCGCAGTCAACGAGATTTTGACCCGAGTTCTATAGATGCGTTTATGGATCCGTACGAAGATGCGGTAGTTCAACAAACGATAAGAGATATTCAAAAAGGTCAAGCTACTGGGGATATAGCAAGACGCGCCTCTGATGTAGCGCAAGGCGCGTTAGGTGGTTCTAGGTCAAGAATATCTCAACAAGAATCTGATGATGCTGCAACTCGTGCAATGATGAAAGAAGTCGGCGCTATTCGTAGTGCTGGATTCGGTAGTTCTCGTGACGCAGCGATGAGTGAGTTTGCTCGGCAACGAGCGGCAGACGCACAAGCTGCTGGATTACGGTCTGGTTTAGGTGCGCAAGCGTATGGTGCTGGGATGGGTACAGCAGGTGCACTTACTGGAGCAGGTCAACAACTTTACGGTTTTGGTTCTGGTTCTGCTGGCGCTTTACAAGGATTAGCAGGTCAATTAGCAGGTGCGCAAACTGGTGCAGCATCAGCAATGACGGGATTAGCTGGTCAACAACAAGGTTTCCGACAAGGCGATATTGCTTCGATGATGAACGTCGGTGCGATGAACCGAGCTAGAAACCAAGCACTGATGGATTTAAATTATCAAAATTTCGTAGGCCAATATAATTTACCGCAACAACTGTTTTCTGGTTATGCTAATTTCTTAACAGGCGCTGGCCCGTTATTAGGTGGTGTTGGTTATTCTGGGCCGACGCAACAATCACCGTTTGGCACAACTACGACGACTTACCCGACTCCTGGGATGTCTGAAGGTGGTGCGACAGAAGAAGCAAAAGAAGGGCCGAGAGGCGGTATCAACACTCCTTTTCAGGTTTTAAAGCTATTGGGCTTTGAGCAAGAAACTATTGACGATTTAGCGATGCAAGCTGGCGATATGCCAAAAGGTTTAGTAGACCTAATAATTAAATACGGTCAAAAAGCTAGGGACGCTGGGATAATAGAAGAGCCTGAGAAAAAAGAAGACGGAGGCAGCACTCTTCCAAACAAAGGATTAGCAGCTTTAGCTAAAAAAGCACCTGAAGTTGTAAGACGTATGGGTTTCCAAGTCCCTCAAAAGAAACGCTCAGGTGGGATAGTAAACGCTCGTTTCCCAATGTCCTCTCGTAAGATGGGAGCATAACGTGGCTAATGGTCGTGGTAATTTCGGATTTAATGTTACTGGCGGCGGTGGAGGGCTGGCTAATTTAGTACAAGCTCCGAGAGTTACTCCTGCTCGTACACTTCAGTTTGCTCCAACGCCTCGCCCACGAATAGAACGCGATGAAAAAGATCCTAAAAAACAGATTCTTGCTGCGTTATTAGGTTCAGCTGCTCCGTTTGCAGCAGACGCTGCTTTAGAGGGTTTAGGTAGCCTGACAGGTTTAGAGTTTTTTGAACAAGATCCGTTAGCGCAAAAAGCCGAACGCAGCCTTACTGCC